GCCGTGCCATTTCGGTCCAGACAAAGTGCAGCTTTAAGAACAGCATCCCTGGTTGTTCCAGCACACCGCCAGATGTAGGCAGCGCGTTGAACATCTTGCAGGTATTTGCTATCTCGATAATTCTTGCTGTTCTAAAACTTACTCTTGGCTTAGATCCGACTCCGGCCCAGATCCATTGCCCTGCTTCGCGGTAAAATCCTGCTCAGCCTCGTCATCGAAGCCATTAATCCTGCGAATGTGCCGGTCAATCTCACGGCCCAATTTGGGATTAAGGATGTCGCGCCAGTCAAGCAGATTTTGGAATTGGAAGGCACGGCCAGTGCGAGGGTTACGAATGTTGTGACGAGTGATACACGCCTTGAAGTCGTGTGCAGTCGTCTCAACATTCGCCATCTGCAAGTCCATAGTGCTGGCGGCCTGCTGGCCACGCTCAGCCATTTGGATGCGCATTTGCATAACCTTGTCTTGCCGCTTCAGAACATCGCCGTATGGCATCTGGCGAATTTCAACCCATGCGCCATCGATCGCGGCCAAGTCAACGTGTTCCGGCTCCGTACTAACACCGCCGTCAACAAGACCATCAGTTACATCACTGCTGTAGCCAAAGTTTTGTGTCATCGGTGCCCTCCTACCGATCCAGCGAATCCATGCGAACAAGTGAGCGAATTTCACGAAGCTTTGCAATCAGCAAGAGGCGCCGGAACTTACTGCTTGGTAGTGGTGGAACAGTCACAGTCACGAATTCCGTTGTATAGTTCTCTTGGGATTTCCCCAGGCCCCACCGATACGGAATAAGCCCATCACGATCCTCAGTAAAGACATCCTCGTGTGAACCATCAAGGCGCTTCAGGCGGTAATGAAATCGCCCGCCATAAGGCAACTCCAACTGTCGAATCTCAATAACTTCATCGGAATTGTAGTAGGCTACGGGTGTGCCCATATCCGGGTCCAAGACGGCGATTCCGTTTCCCCAGGGATATGGGCACACCCCGTCTGCCAGCTCAACTACATCCTCTTTCGGAATCCGTAATTCCACGCCTGTACGATAGGTTCGGACAACCCATTTCATCGGTCCCTCCACCGAATCTAGGGGTTATGTAATATTCTCTTGACTCCGCACAACGATCTGGAATGCGCGTGAGGTTGTTGCATCAAACACGCACTGCATTTCCTGACGTGCGCGGATCACGCCGCCTTGACCGCCAAGTGGAACTTCATAGGTGTTACGAATGCCCTGCGGGAGGGTAGTGTCGGAGCCGTAGCTGGCATTAAGGACCGCGCTGATCTTCGCTGTCGTGTAGGTATATGCTTTCGAGGCGTCAATTTATGTACGATTTTGGAAGTCACGGTCAAAGCTGAGCGCTGCGTTCCGTGCGCCGTACTTCACCCACTGCGCACCACGACCAGTTGACTTCAGCCGGAATTGTGGCTCACCATTATCTTCAACTTGGAACTCGAATGTATCCACGTCAAGGATTGGTGTAGAATCAGGGATTGAGAATGTCCACTGACCAGCGCCAATTGGCGTGTTAGTTCCATAGGTCACTGTTGGTGAGGTCTGCGTTGCTTCAGTACCACCCAGCAGCGATGCGCGATAAATACCAATGCCGTCGTTGACAGTAATAGTGTACGAAGAAACGACAATACCTGTGTACGCAAAGACCTGGCTATTCTTCACTTCTGTAATCGAGAGTGTTGTGCCAGTCATTGCGTTGTTTGCTGGTGTACCAGTATAGACAAAGTTCGGCGTTGTGCCAGTTTTCACGACTGTAAGTCGTGAAGCGTACATAAAATACGGGACGACATCGGTAAGGAACTCCATATCGATGTCGCCAGAAATCCATTCGTTGCCAAACACAGCGCCAAACGTGTCAACAGTCTGGCGGATGCCGCGCCGCCAGATTGTTGACTGGTTCTGGCGTAGATTGGATGTGTTGACAGGGAAGAACTTAGAAGGGGCAACGTATGTGCCAGGGGTAACCTCTTTGGCCAAGCCAATTGAGCCGCCGCCACCAATGCCATATGTAGACACTACTTGCTACCCCCTTCCGACTTCTTCTCTTCCTTCTTTGTGGTTACTTCCATCCAAATAGTATCCTTAAAATACTCCGCGACTGTCGGCCCTTGCACCCATTCAGTGTAAAACTGGCCGTCCTGATTTTCCTTGGTTACAGGAACCATGTTGTAGTTCCTGAAATATTCAGCCTGCTCTTCTGAGATTTCATTCTCGATGCCATTTTTCAGCAACCCGAGGCCCGGGACTTCAACTTCGCGCCCCTTCGTCGTGCTGAGAATCATTGGCTTCACGACATACCCTGACATTTCCCCTCCCCCTACAGGTGGGCGCGGGAAATTCCCCGCCAAGAAAGTCTATGGGCACGCAATCTTGCGCCGCCCCGAATCGCAACGCCAGGTTGAATCTGGCGGATAAACCCATTGATAACGAGTCCACCAAGTGTTTTGTTTGCATCCTGGTGGATAGCATCAATAATGTTCTCAGCAAAGATGTCGGATTCGTACTTGAGTTTGGAGTCAGATGCTATCTTTGCGAAGTACACCATAATTCCAACATTGATAGTTACTGCCATCCACATGCCTGTACCAGTAATATCTAAGTCAACGTCGCCAGCTTCTACAGTCACGCACGGTGTGATACCAATACGATCTTGGTCGCCGTAGTACACTGCTTTGAGGCCAAGCGACGGGGCATTGGCCTCAAGTAACTCTTTAATAGAATTTGCTGCAACACTGCTGCTGCGCGTGAGTGCCACTTAAAGCCTCCGAACAGTGCTGAGCCAGTTCCCGCGAATTACCCCGTCCGTCCATTCTCTAAAGATTGCAGTGATGGCGACAAGATCCTCGCCCTGCATAACCACGAATGGGCGCGCAGGAAAATCCACCCGATAGTTACTTGGGTCCTGGTGAAGCTTTCCATACCAAGCCCGGCTCGGCAGGTTAGAAAATGCAGCACTATACGGTGTAATTGTCCAGCGTGCAAGTCTGGTTGCAGCCTCAAAGAGTGTTCCAGTTTCAATCAGGATGTCATTGGAGAACCCACCAAGCGTACCTTTAGACAAACGCTTCTTCAGCGTTGCCTCACTTAGCGGTGCCCAGGGTGGTCGCCCACCGACAATGAAGTTCTCCTCAATTGATGGAATCATAACCAGTCGGACGGATCGTTCGAGTGGCGCTCTAAATGTCCGGAACCCGGCAGCAATACGGCCGAATGCCATACCAAAGATTCTGACATCCGGCTCAACGTCTACTGACGTTCGTATTGCACCCAATTAAAATTCCATCCCGACTCTAAATTTAACATCCTGGGATAGAACAGGCTGCACAACCCGACCAGTCGCATCAAAGACTTCGAGCGCGCCAGTCAGATCGTTTGGCCAAAAGATAGGATTATTGGCTGTTACTTGGGCAGGTGGATTACCAGTCTCTACATCAATTAGTGTAAGAGTGCCAGCAATCACCTGCCCAAGCATATCCGTCATAATGGCTTCAATCTTGTTGGCGTATCTGTTCCCAGCATCTTCTGTCTCAGAATAAACCTTGTTGTAGCGGCGCCCTGCCGTTATGCCGGAGATAATTGTCTTAACAAGCATCGGGGTGTTGGAGGAGTTTGTCCAACCCGACGTGTCAAACACTTGTGCAAGCCTACTAAGCACAAAGTTCGACACATGCTCTTCTTCCGGCAAGGTATCATTATCTGCCAGGTCGATCTTATCCGGATCGAGCCAAGCTTGAACCTCTGCAACGGTGACGTGCGCCATATATAGTCCTTACTTCACATTGGACTTTGTCGGAGCTGGCGCTGGCTTAGCAGCATTTGCAGCCTCTTGAGCCTTCATAGCATCCGCAACAGTCGCCTGCTCGCGGCGAGCAACCTCTGGGATGCTCAGTGAAGAGACACCAGGCGAAGGTGTTGAACCAGTAACAACAGGCGGGGAAACATCAGTCTTTTGGTGACCTGTTGCAGCATCAAGCTCAACGCCGCCCTGTTCCTCTTGCACCTTTGCATTCTCACGCTCGACGCGCTCAAGGAACAGCTTGTGTGCAACCGAGGACTCATAAGTGCCCGCTGCTGCCGGCGTTGCGTTCAGCTTCAGAAGCTCAGCTTCAGCCTCAGCCTTCGACTCTTGTGCCTTTGCCTCAGCCGTGACTGCCTGCTTCAGCCCCTCCCACACTGCAACTGGCACAGCGTTACCGCGTGCGCGCATCTCAGTCAGTGTGTCCTCGCCAACCATAGCAGCAGAAATGGGATCGCCAGGCTTAAGATACAGCTTTGAGCCATCCTCGTTGCCGTGGTCAACAGGAATTCGCGTAACGTATTCAACCATGTTATCACCTCCTATTATGCAACAGCGGTCTGGATAAGGTAGCCAGCCAGGTTCTTGCTGGAGCCGTCAAGTGTGACCAGCTTAAGGTCATACCGACGCCGGACACGAATCAGGTCAGACACTCGTGGGGTTTCACGCCAACGGTCAACAACCTGAACGTTGCCGCCAATAGGCCAACTAAACTCATACCCAACAGCAAGCTGGTTCGGGGCGGCACGCTGAGGCACCCAACCCAGAACCACATCCTTGCCCCACAGGTACCCAAAGGTAGGTGTAAGACCGAGGGCTGCGGTGTTCTGACCAACCTCGGGGACAATAATGTTCTGGATACCCAGAACGCTCCCGATGATTTCGTCGGTCATAATACCGCGCTCGCTGTACTTGATCCGCTCGATGAAGTCCGGGTGGTCCTC